CCCTGCCCAACTGAAGGAGAAACACCATGGCGCAGGCCACTACACTCCCGTTTTCTGCGTTCAAGGTGATGCTGGAAACGGATACCCCCAACACGTTCGCAGCACCCTGTGGGCTGACGGAGCGTTCGATCACCTTCAGCAAGGAGACGAACGACACCACCTCGATCGACTGCGACGACGAAGACGCGCCGGCCTGGGTCGATCGCGATGTCGTGTCGCTATCGGCCACCATCTCGGGCGAGGGCGTCATGGCTCGCGAGTCCCTGGAACTGTGGCGCGATGCCTTCACGACCACGGACACCGTGAACGCCCGCATTGAGGTCGGCGGCACGGCAGCACAGGGCGGCGGCTACTGGTCGGGCAAGTTCCACCTCACCAGCTTTGAGCCTAGTGCAACTCGCGGCGAGCGCGTCTCCGTCTCGGTGGAGATGCAGTCGAGCGGCCCGATCACTTGGGTGGATGCCGCCGCATGAGCCGCAACGGTTCGGTAACACTGGATTGGGCGGATGGTGAGCACACCTTCCGCCTCGCCATCGGTCAACTGCGCGAACTGCAGGAAACCATCAACAAGCCCCGGGCTAAGATCGGGGCGCCCCTCATCGGTCCCGCGAGCTTGTATGAGCTCCTCGTCTCCCGCAACGCTTGGCTGCATGAGGTTCGTGAGGTCATGCGGCTCGGCCTGATCGGCGGCGGCATGAAGCCCATCGAGGCAGTCGATCTCGTCCGGAGTTATGTCGAGGACCGCCCTCTGGCTGAAAGCAGCGTGCATGCCGCTCTCGTCCTCGGCGCGGCCCTGTTCGGCACGCCCGAAGAGGAACTCGACGAGGGAAAAGATATGCCGGCGAGCCAGGATCAGACAGCATCCGCTTCGCCGGCTTCTACGGATGGGGCGCTGTCCTAGGCTGGCCTCCGAGACAGATTGACGATCTCAGCCTCTGGGAGTTCCGGGCGGCTGTGAGCGAATACCGGAAAGCGCACGACCCGAAGGCTGAGAAAGCCCTCACGTCGAGCGAAGAAAATGCCCTCTGGGATTGGATGACAACCTAATGGCCACTGATGTCGAGCGACTTGTCGTTTCTATCGAGGCGAGCGCGAACAAGTTCGAAAAAGCGATGAACCGCGCCGTTGGGGTGACGAACAACTCCATGCGCTCGGTCGAGCGTCGGACAGAGCAGGCGGCAAACCGCATCACGTCTGCTTTCAGCCGCGCCGGCACGGCTGCCAAGACTGGCATCGCGGGCATCTTCGCAGGTCTGTCCATTCAACAGGTCTCACAGTTCGCGGACAGTTTCACGAAAGTTCAGAACGCCCTCAAGGTCGCAGGGCTGGAGGGGCAGGAACTCAGCCGCACCTATGAGCAGATCTTTGCCATCTCGCAGCGGCAGGCGGCTCCTCTCGAGGCCATGGCGACCCTCTACGGCCGCTTGAGCACGGCTCAGAAGGAGTTGAACGTCTCGGGATCCGAGATGCTGCGGTTCACCGAAGTCGTCGGTATGGCCTTGCGCGTGCAGGGAACGGGCGCACAGGAGGCCTCCGGAGCGCTCCTACAGCTCTCGCAGGCCCTCGGCGGCGGCAAGATCCAGGCGGAAGAGTACAACAGCCTGCTTGATGGCGCTCGTCCGCTCCTGCAGGCCGTTGCCGCGGGCATGGTCGAGACGGGTGGGTCGGTCGCCAAGCTGACAGCCCTCGTCAAGGACGCCAAGGTTTCCTCGGAAGCGTTCTTCCGAGCGGCTCTGGCGGGCTATCCGCTCCTTCAGAAGCAGGCCGCCTCGGCAGGCACCACTATGGCCCAGAGCATCGGCAAGGCGCAGGACGCTCTCACGAACCTCGTCGGCAAGCTTGATCAGGCCCTCGCAGCATCTAACGGCGCTTCGGGCGGCGTGAGCGGCTTCGTGGAAGCCGTCAACGGCATCGCCAATGCTGTCCCGGGTGCCATGGTGCAACTCGATAGCCTCTATGAGAAGATGACGAACATCGGCAACTCCGATGTCTTCCGGAAGATCTATGAGGGCATGGAGAGCCTTGGCCTCGGCGGCATGAACGGCGTCACCTCGGCCAATCGCTTCGATCAGGTCTTCGGCACCAAAACGAACGCCGGCAGCATGGCAGGCTACAAGCCGGGGGCGACCAGTGCCCGCGCCACTCCTGCCATCACGCCTATCCGGAACTCCGACTATGCTGTCCCGGGTGACGACGAGAAAAAGAAGAAGGGGCGCAAAGAGCATATCAACGACTATCAGCGTGAGGTGCAGGCCGTTGGCGAACGCACCCGCGCCCTTGAGGTCGAGCGACAGACCATTGGCCTGTCGGCAGGCGATACGGCAAAGGCCGAGGCCGCTTTCCGTCTCCTCGAGGCGGCAAAGGAAGCCAACGTCGCCGTCACCCCGCAACTGAGAGCCCAGATCGATAGCCTGGCCGCCGCTTATGGCGAGGCCACACAGAAGATCGAGGATGCTGAGAAGGCACAGCAGGCGGTAGCCGACGCAGCCCAAGAAGTCGGCAACATGCTCTCAGACGCCTTCACCGATGCAATCGTTGAGGGTGAGGAACTGGATCAGGTGCTGCAGAAGCTCCTCAAGAGCCTCGCGTCAAAGGGCATCGACAGCATCTTCAGCAACCTCTTCGGCGGGGCTGGCGGCGGTGGCGGCGGATTGCTCGACGGTCTCTTCAAGAGCCTCTTCGCCCCCGGCCGTGCCGTGGGCGGATCGGTCAATGCCGGCCAGCCCTACACGGTGGGCGAGAACGGGCGCGAGCTCTTCGTCCCGACCACTCCTGGCAAGATCATCCCGAATGGGAAACTCGGTGGCGGCAACATGCAGGTTCAGATCTTCAACAACGCAGGGGCGCAGGTGTCCACTCGGCAGACCAATGGCCCGCAGGGGCCGCGTCTTGAGGTTCAGATCGAGCAGATGCTCGGCGGCATGATCGCTGACGGGCGGCTCGACAAGTCCCTCAAGGGCCGCTTCGGCGTGTCTCCGATGAGGGGGCGCTGATGGCTCTCCCTGTCTGGCCTGCAAGCGTCCCACATGAGCCCTCGTCCCGCTCAATCTCTGAGCCCTTCCGCAAGGCGCTTGAGAGCGAGATGGCGGCCGGCAACACCCGCTCCCGCCGCACGGCCACCGTCGGGATCGGCGTGGTGGAGCTCACGATCCGCATGACCACTCCGCAATTCGAAACCTTCAAGGCCTTCGTGCGAGACACGCTCAGCCACGGCACAGCTGATTTTGAGATGCCCGTCTCGGATCTGACCGGCTGCGCCACGAAACGCGTCAAGCTCCGCAACGGTGGGCAGTATCAGCCCTCCCGCGCCGGCAACCGCATCTTCGTCTCCTTCTCCCTTGATGCCTGGGATCTCTAAGTGCTGGCTTCTGTGGCGCAGAGTGGCTCAGCGTAGGGTCAATGTCTGTCTTTCACCGGAGGCGCGAGGTTGAGGGTTTCCCTGGCTTCGCGCTCGACAGCGTCCAGGATCAATCCAACCCTGGCCCTAATTTCATCGGTGACTTCTAGCTCGCCGCCATCCAGGGACGGAACATCGCCGCGAAAGCTTGCGAGGCTCCAATCTAGCATCGCACGCGTATTGACCATGCGCGCTTCTGGATCATCGCCCCGCATTCTCACGTGCTCAATGAGCAACTTGGTCATCAGGAAGCTTACTCCCTGTCCAAGCGCACGCGCATACAAGAGCATTCGCTCAAGTTCTTCTTCACTCGTCATTGAAACTCTACCGCCCAGCTAAGTCAGAGCGTAGCGGGGTGGGGCAATATCACAACGGACCCATCAGGATAACTCTATGCCCATCAGCGCTACCCAGGCTTGGGCGGAGGCGGCCGCCTCGGCACCAAAGGGTGAGGTCATGCTTATAACCATTGAGCTGATCCATCCGACCTTTGTGGAGAATGGCGCTCCCGCCCCGATCCGCGCCGTGCGCAATACCGTCGATGTCAGCTTCCGTTTGGAGGATGGCGCCCCGGTCGGCGGCGGCACTGTCGTTCCCTTCAAGGCTATCCCTTTCGAGATCGATTATCCCCGTATTGGCAACCTCGGCGCCGAAGCCACCATCCGGCTCGACAACGTGAACCGGGAGGCCTCCCGCTATCTGCATGAGGCCGTGAAAATGAACACGCCCATTCAGGCGATCTTCCGCGGCTATCTGGCCTCCGATCCCAATACGGTCGGCCAGGGGCCTTACAAGCTGATCTTGCGCAACGTGAAGCGCACGGCGCGGCAGCTTGAGGGGCAACTCGCTATTGCCCGTCCGCAGAACATGCGCGTGATGCGCGAGGTCTATGACATGGTTCGCTTCCCCAGCCTCCTGCAAGTTTCCTAGGAGTAGACACATGCTCTCACGTCGAAAGCTTTTCGGGTTCTTGGCTGCGGCTCCTGTTGCGGGTGTGGCCGCCGCTAAAGCTCTTGCTAAGGAACCGAGTGACCTGCTCCAGGTGGAGCATCTCTCCGCGCTAGATCAGGACATCTGCACGTTCACCATCAGACCCGACCGCTTCATCATAGAGCCGTCTGACATTGAACGCGCTCAGAAACGGTTGGCTGAAGGGAAGCCATATTCCGATGACTGACCGTCTCGCCTTCTATGAGAGCCTGATCGGCAAGCCTTACAAGATCGGAGAGCGCGGCCCTGCCTCTTTCGATTGCTACGGCCTCGCCCGTCACATCCAGACCGAGATTGCCGGCGTCTCCATGCCGGATGTCGCCTTTGCCGAACCAACGACCCGCGCACAGGCGGAAGCGATGCTCTCGCATCCCGAGCGGCAGGCCTGGGAGGAGATCCCCGAAGCCGAGGCGCGTGAGCTTGATCTCGTGCTCATGGGCAACGTCGCCAAACGGGACTTCCACCTCGGCACCTACATCTTCCCGGCCACGACGCCTGCTGTGATCCACATCGACCGGCGATCAGGGGTTGTCGTGGATGATCTGCCAGCCCTTCGGGCATCTGGTTTCAACTACCTCCGCATATTCCGGCGCAAAGCGTAATCATGAAACTTGCCGTCAAACATAACCTTGTGGTCATGGATCCGCAGGGGGATGAAGCACGCCCCGAGTCCTCCCTCGTGCTGTCTGTGGCCGAGGCAGAGGCGGCCATGGGCGAAACGATAGCTGATGTGATCGCTCGCACAGGCTGGCGCTTTGACCTCCCCACTGTCTGCCGGATCAACGGCCTCTATTACAGCCGGGACGAGTGGGCGGCGTATCATCTGGCGGCCAGTGACAACGTGGAGTTTCTGACCCGTCCGGGTGACGTGGGCGGTGGCGGCTCCTCGGCCAAGTCCATCGGCGCGATCGTCGCCATGGTGGCGCTCACCGCGCTTGCCCCATGGGCCATGGGTGCGATCGGCCTGACCGGCGCGGCTGCCTCGATTGGCTCTTCCCTGCTCATCGCAGGCGGGGCGATGGCGATCAGCCATTTCCTCAAACCCAAAGCAGGCGGCAAGACGGCCGAGAGCGAGGAGCTCTACTCCTTCGGCTTCGGCGGCAACCAGGCCCGTCCGCTGCAGCCCATCCCGGTCCTCTACGGCCGCACCCTGTCTTTCCCCGACTTCGCCGCGCCCAAGTACTCGGAGTACAGCGGCGACAGCATGACGGAATACGCCCTGTTGTGCCTGACATGCGGCAAGGCGGACGTGGAAGAGCTGCGGATCTCGGACACCCGGATCTGGACCAAGAGCGGCGGCACGTCCTCGTCATTCCCCGGCATCACCGTCCGCGTCTATGACCCGAACGAGAAGGTGACGCTGTTCCCGGTCAATGTGGTCACGGCAACCGAAGTGAGCGGGATCGAGGTCGGCACCGCCTTCACGCCTGGCTTCACGGTGAACGCGGCCGGCACGACGGCGCTCAAGCTCCTGCTCGACTTCGTGTTTCCGTCCGGCCTCTTCATGACGTGGAAGGGCGAACTGCGCTCGCTGAGCGTCGGTGTCCTCGTGCAGGCCCGCACGGTCAACGATGCCGGCGCGGCGACCGGACCATGGACGGACATCTGGAGCAAGACCTATACCTATTCGAAGCAGTCCCAGATCCGCATCACGGAAGAGATCGACGTTCCCGATGGCCGCTATGAGGTCAAGGTCCGTCGCACCACTGTTCCTCTCGAGGACTGGCAGCAGGACGAGCGCCTCGGCGGCGCTGATCAGATTGTCTGGTCGGCACTGCGTGCCCAGATCGACGGACCGAACCGCTTCCCGCGGGTGACGACCATCGCCATCAAGGCAAAGGCCGGTGAGAACCTGCAGGGCCTGATGAACGGGCAGATCGGCGTCATCGCGACCCGTATTCTCCCGGTCTGGACGGGTACAGGCTTCGTTGAACAGCCGTCTCGCTCGATTGCTTGGGCTGCGCTCGACATGTGGCGCAATGCCGATTACGGCGCAGGCCTCGGGCTGGAGCAGGTCGATTTCCAGTCGTTCTATGCCTATGACCAGCTCTGGACAGCGCTCGGCCACACCTTCGACCATACCTTCAAGGAAGCGCAGACTCTAGACGATGCGCTTGAAACGGTCCTGAAGGCTGGCCGCGCTATGCCGGCACCGGTGGGCGACCGCCTGACCATTGTCAGAGACGAGCCCCGCGGCATCCCGCGCATGATGTTCACCGACTATGACATTGTGCGCGACACCCTGATGATCGATTACACCCTGGCCGATGACGACATCGCAGACGGCATCGTCGGGGAATACATCGACAACACGACCTATAAGCTGGCCGAGGTCTCGTCTGCCCCTGACGGCGTGACGCTCGCCAAGCCTGCCCGCGTGCAGCTCCCGGGCGTGACCAAGCGCTCGCAGGCGGCCGGTCTCGTGCGCTTCATGGCGAGTGAGAACCAGTATCGCCGCGTCACCGTTTCATGGACGGCCCGGGCCGAAGGGCGCCTGCTCAAGCGCGGCGATCTGGTCGTCCTGTCGTGTGAGGAGCCGGAAACCTGGGGGCAGTCGGCCGAAGTTGCCGCTTACGACGATGCCACGCGCCGGATCACCTTCGACCATGCTCTTGAATGGGACGCGAACGCCCTGAGCCACTATGTCGAGATCCGCGCGGCGGACGGACAGCCATGGGGGGCGGTGCGCGTCACGCGCGGCTCTTCCGCTCGGATTGCTATCGTCAACGCGGTCGATGCTGCCAACGAGGCCACGCGCCAGGGCAGGACGCTTGCCCAAGCCATGGCCCGGGCGGCCAAAGCGGACGCTCCGACCGCTGCCTTCTCTCCTGGGGAGCCACGCACCTTCCGCGTGCTCATCACCGAAGGAACGCCTGACACGGACGGCGAGCATATCACCCTGACCGGCGTCTTGGACGATCCGACTGTCTACGCTGTGACCGAGACCGGCGTCACACCGCTGCCGACCATTCCTAACGTGTTCTCGCAGTCGATCCCGGTCATCACCACGCTCGCGGCTCAGGTCTACCAGCGCGGCATGAACCTGATCCTGCAGGCAGGCTGGCAGCCGGCGCCGGGGGCTCTGCGATACGTTGCCGACGTGTCCTATGACAACCGGCAGACGTGGGTTCGCGCCTATGAGGGCGACATGACCACGTTCGAGGCTGTTGTCGCAGGCGCGCAGAAAATCTGGGTGCGCGTGGCCGGCATCACGCCTGCCAACGTGATCGGCGTCTACAGCACTGTCGAGGTCAATCCGCCGCCGCTGGTGCTGGACAATACCTTCTTCATCATGAAGATCCGGCCCGACGACCTCATTCCGGAACTCAGCCGCGATTTGGAAAGCCTTTCCATTCTCGACAGCCTCGCGGACCTGGCCGGCGAGACCCGCGTCGTGGCCGAGGAGGCGGACGAGCGCGGCATGGCGGCCATTACCGAGGTCGCCAAGGTCAAGGTGGACACTGAGGCTGCCATCGCGCAGCTCACGACCACGGTCGAGGCGCAGTTCGACGAGCTTGAAGTCAGCGTCCAACAGCAGTTTACGGCTGTCGCCACCGTCACCGGCCAGCTCATCGGGGCTTACAAGGTCACGATCAACTCAGGCGGCTATTTCGGCGGCTTCCAGCTTGTCGGCGCGAATGGCCCGGGCGGATTCCAGAGCGAGTTCAAGATCGCCGTTGACAAGTTCCTTGTCGGCGCGCCGGGCTCCGGGTTCGGTGAGGAAGCGGTCTTCTCGATTGCGACACGCAATGGTGTCGGCCGGATGGTGCTGCGCGGCGACTTCATCGCAGATGGCAGCGTCAACGCGAACCAGATCAACGTGCTGAGCCTGTCGGCCATCAGCGCGAACATTGGCACCGTGTCATCCTCCGCTGGATATACCACAGGAGGCTTCCTCATCAGCGGACCCGATCGGCGCCTGGAAATCTGGGATGCCTCCTGATGGCGCGGCGCATTGTGATGGGGCAGATGACCAACGGCACCTATGACCTCCGCATCTCCCGCAGGGGTGTCGATGCCATGACGGCTGACGTGAACAACCCGAAACAGGTGTCGTTCTCGGCGCTGCGTCAGGCGAGTGCCAAGGTGGCATCGACAGGTGCCGTCAACTCCATAGGGGCTTGGGTCAGCCTCGGGAAGACATTCGCGAACCCGCCGCCAACGCTCGCTGTTCTCAGGCGCGGCGGACGCATGTTCTTCAACTACTACATCTACTATGCCGGCAGCGGGGGCGCGTTCAACTGGTACTACAACCCCTATTGCCTGGTCCTGCAGGAAAATCGAGTCAGGATTTCCAAGACCCACTTCGAAGATGTGCCCCTTCCCTCAGGCGATGGCATGGTCTGGTTCATGCTGGAGAATTGAGCGATGACCCGTCGTATCGTTCTCGGCCAGCGTGGCTCCGATTATGGCCTTTGGGTATCAAGGGCGGGCGTTGACGTTCTGGGGGCATCGGGGTCGGACCTGCTCTTCGACATGTCAACCCGTCGCGGCATGGTTCTCGAGGAAGGCTCTGCTGTCGTGCCAGGCGGTGGCGGCACTCGGTCGATCAGCTTCGCTCGCACGTATCCTTCTATTCCTTTGGTGTTCTGCGGCCAGTTGCGAAGTTACCCAAGCCTGGCGACCGTTCGGACACAGGCGACACACTCCGGCTTTACCCTCAGCAGCATTCAAGACACCCTGACAGGCGCATGGTTTGCCGCAGGTGACACAGTGCAATGGTTCGCCGTCATGCAGACTGAGAGTTAATCGATGGCACGTCGTGTGGTTCTCGGGAAAGTAGGATCGGAGTTCGTGTTCCGCGTTTCTCGTCCGGGGTTCGACGCCGCGACGGCGGATCTGAACCAATTGATCTTCGATGCGGACGCGATCCAAGCGCGCGTTGCGGCATCGGGTCTGACATCCGTTCCGGAGTCGGCCTATCCGCTCAGCCCCGGAACGCGCACCATTTCGCATGGGGTGGACAGCCCGGGCCTCGCCATTGGCGTTGCACAGTCGATGTACACGAACTCGGCGGATGGCTCGAACGATGGAATGTGGGTCGGCCTGGACCGCGACCCGCAGCTCAGCGGCGGCAATGTTACCATCCGCCCCTTGCCGTGGAACAACGATCTCAAAATCGGCTGGTGCACGCCGTGGATGCTGAACGCCGATCAGGGCGAGAAGAAGTCCGGCAACGGCTGGCGCATCCGCTGGAACAACACAACCCTCTTCATTGATAATTTTCAGGCTTACGGCATCCGCGTCCGGTGGTCTGTCTTGGAGTTCTGACATGCTGCTGTTTACCGATGATGAAGGCCGCTATGTGGGTCATACGGATGCCGAATATCCGGCTCCTGCGGAGATGCTCGAGCGGGTGCGGGGCGAGCAGACGGAAGGCCGTGTGCTCGATGTCCCGCCCTTCGACACACGGTTCTGGTATTTCCCCGAAGGCGTGCCGGCGATCCGGCCACAGCTCGATTACAGCGTCACCGAGCAGCAGGAAGACGACGATAAGGTGACGGTGATCTCGGGCATCCCGAAAGGCCTCTCCGTTCAAGTCCTAGGGCCAGACGGCGGACAGGTAATCGAGTCGGATGGTGAGGATCTGGAAATCGTGGCGCGCACGCCTGGCAGCTACTCCGTGACGTTCGATCCGTTCCCGCATCAGCCGGTTGCCATCAACATCGCTGTGACGAAGGAGGGCTGAGATGGCGCGTCTTGAGTTCGGCCCTTCCGTCGATCAGCTCCGCGACCTGGCAGAGCAGGCGATCGACAAGCACTTTGAGCCGGTGCGCCTGCGCATGGCCCTCTACAACCGCAAGGTCACGGAAGCTCGCAACCATCTCATGGGTGAGCCGTCCGCCATGCTCAACAAGGAAGCGCAGCGCCGACATATCAGGGCCGACGAGATCGCCCGCCAGGTCGTGGCGCTCGCTGAAGCCGACGAGGCCACGGAAGACGACCGCACGGCCCTGAAGCTGAAAATCCGCAAAGCCCTCACGGCTGAGAAGATCCGCAAGATCCTCACTCAAAACGGCATCACTCTTTGAGCAGGCGACACGATGGCCCTTGATCCTTCCTATTTCTTCTATTCCGAAGGCACGATCTCGCTGACGAACGGCTCCGACATCGCGACGGGCAACTTCACGGCATGGGATCCGGCGGTGCTGCGCTATGACTTCGTGTTTCCGGGCGACGGCACGGCAGGGATGTCCGTGGTCCAAGACGTTCTGGCCATGGATCAGATCAAGCTCGCGAAGCCATGGACCGGCCCGACGCTGACCAACGTACCGTATTTCATTGTGCGCTGGGTCAGACACACGGACCCGCGCGTCTATGGCGTGCGTGTTTCTGAGTACCTGACTCGGCTGAAAGGCATCCCTGAGAACATCGAGGAGGTGGCTCAAGAGATCCACGCCGACCGTCAGGCGGTCGAGGCTGCCATGACGACCGTCGTGGCAATTGAAACTGCAGTTGATGCTGACCGGCAGGCGGCTCAGACGGCGGCGGGAACTGCGCAAGGGGCCGCCACGACCGCTACTGAACAGGCAGGTATCGCGCAGCAATGGGCAGACTCCGCCTCATCCGGCGTTCTCCCGAACAACGGGGTCTCGAATGCGAAGCTGGCCGACATGCCGGCAAACACATTCAAGGGCCGTGCTACAGCTGGAGCGGGTGATCCGGAGGACCTGACCGTCGAGCAAGTCAACGCCCTGCTCGGTACGGCGCATGGCGGCATCCTCGTGTCTGTACAAAGCGCGACGGTCCTGGCGATCAAACCCTATGGTGCCGGAAGGCTGATCATCAACGGCGCGAGTCGACCGGTGGTCGCCACCACGATCCCTTCTACAGCAGTTCCGGCAGCCACCTCGGCCACCGACCCTAATGTGCAGTTCATCTACGCCTACTGGACCGGTTCGGCCATCGCCTACGAGGTCTCGACCACGCAGCATGCGACGCACACGAACGGCGTCGAGATCAAGGCCGGCGACCCGACCCGGACGCTCGTCGCCGCCGTTTGGAGGGACCCCGCCAACGGCTTTCAGGACACCGCCTTTGCGCGAAACTTGGCGAACTGGTTCAATCGCAGGGGCAAGAACCTTTACGTCTCGTACAATGGCGCGGGTGTGGCGACCCCTACAACGACGGCGCTCACCGGCGAATTGTCCGCCATTACCTGGGCCGGGGACACGTTCTACTTCGAAGGCAGCGCCGTCACCTACGCAAACGTGGCTCAGAAGATCTGCGTTCTGAGTGCCATGATCGACGGCGGCCTTCCGACACTTACTCCGGGCACTGAATCCAACCCGGACGCCGGCGCCGTTGAGGGCTACTACGTCAATGCGACCGTGTCCTATTACGGGACGACCGTAGGCTACTCCTTCAAGCGATACAGCAGCACGGGGCGGCGGCGAGCGGCAGCGTCCGGGCGCTGCAACGAAAACCTTGTCTACACGGCATCTTTTATCGGCGGTCACCGCTCGGAGGTCTTCATATGAACATTAGGCTCGCCCCGCATTTCGGGCAGGAATTGAGCCACGCCGGTCTGGCAGAAGGGGTCTGCTTCTACCCCGATGGCACCATTCTTGGCACCGACGAGTGGCCGGACGGCAAGAAGGCGCAACTTGCCGCTCTGATCGAGGCACACATGCCCGACGCTGCGCCGGTTTCGGAGGTCAGGGTCTATAAGGCGCCCATGTTCCGCAAGATGACGGATGCGGAGTATGAGGCGTACCTTCAGATCCGGGCCAACTTCCCGCCGCGCATGCAGGCGATATTCGACGCGGCCGAGTACCTGTCATCAGATGATGAGTTCTGGCCGGATCTCGTGGCTGCGGCAGAGCAGGCTTATGGACCGGAACGTGCGGCGGAGATCCTTGCGCCAACAGCCTGACTACTTCGGCTTTCACGAGATCTCCTGCTTTCGATCTTTCCTGCTGACGCCAAGCGCAAACGCAATCGTGAAAGCGGCAGTCAGGCTAGATATCAGGACTGCAATAAGGACGGAGTACATCAGCGTTCAACCAGGATTAGCCTGCCGACGATAGGCGCAGATTGGCGTGCTGAAGCAAGAACGATTGTGTTGACGGCTACAATTCGGCTCGAGCTGAGACTTTCCTGCATCACATCCACATCACGAGGACATCCTGACCACCGAGACATTCGGGCAGCGGATTTATGCGGTTGGAAGCAAGAGAGCGGCCTCGGGGAGGGCTTGCTTATAGAATGAAGTAGCCCTTCGTGATTGATCCGACTTTATCGATAGAGATTTCGAGATCGGTTTTTCCATCGCCGTTGGTGTCAGCCTGAACCCTAGACCATTGGATTGTCTCACCGGAACCGATCTTGAACTTCGTTGGCTCGTATCGCAGCTGGCCTTTCACCTTGGAGAACTCGGCTGTGCCAATGAAATGAAAAGCCTGATTGCCCGCTACTCCAGTCTTGGCATCTATCTTCGAGAGGTCGACCTTGTCGCCCTGGGATCTAGAGAAATCTAGAATGAAGTCCATTCCGCGGCCAGGAATTCGCGAGTCCTTCACTGACTCAAACACAAACCTGTCAGCACCTCTGCCGCCCCAAAGTTCATCCGAGCTGCCTCCGCCAATGAGAGTGTCATTGCCGTTGAAACCTTCGACTATGTCACTTGATTTGCCACCTCGGATGACGTCGTTCCCCAAGAGGATTGTCTTATAAATTGTCAGGTCATCATTGAGGTTGGAGGTTGAAGCGGCGGCAATCAATTTTGTCGCAGAAACATTCAGATCCGTCAGTGTGAAATTTCTCCCACCTTTGTCAACTGAGGTGAACCTCTCCACAATTCCGCTGGTGGGAAGACCTGAGGCTGCGAAGGTAAATCCTGTGCCCTGCAGTTCAATCCAGAACTGCCCAAGCGAGCCAGTCACGGCCTTGAACGAAGTGGGACTCTGTTCATACCAGAGGCCCTGATTGAGCTTGCTCAGATCAAAGTCATAGGACCGCAACTGATACGGACCTGTGTAGATTACCTTAGCCATTGCCTCTCCTAGTCGCTTGCCACGGTCATCCGCCGTCTTACACGACCCTAGAGGAATGCGAGCCCATCAAGGGTGTTTTTTCACACATCACGAGGACATCATGACCACCGAGACACTCGGGCAGGTGTATTTGAGCTTCGAGGCGGGGCAGATCACTGCCTCGGCTTGATGGTTCCGTCACTCCTGACTGCCGGCCTGGTCCGACTGATAAGTTGAGCCTTTTTCCCCGTCCGGATTTGTGCGGCAATCTGGTCAACGTTGGGGAAGCCATATCTCTCAAGGGACGCCAGCATTGCCCGCTCCTCTGCCTGACAGGCAAGCAATGCGGCCTCGGCACTCGCGTCTAATGAGGCTGCCGGCGCACTAAGATAGGCCTTGTTCACGCACGCGTTCCAGCGATCCCGGGCCGCATCAATTTCCTTCGTTAGTGCTTCCTTAGCTGTCTGGGCATTGGAGCCACTGGACACCAACAGAGCAAAACAAA